AGGATGGGAGGGAGTCAGCGCGAGTTATCTACTCACCTGATAAACCGCTTAGCTGTGGGGCGAAGGTATGGATTGAAACAACAAACGAAATTAAAACATTATGAAAGAAAATAAAATGAGCTGGAAAACTAGAAGTTACGTAGTATACCGAGTGTTTCAAAACACCGATGAAAAGGAAACATTGTACACAGACCTGACAAGGGAAGAAGCGGTGTCCATAGTGAAGGCTTCACCTAGTGAGGATGGTTCAATGGTTATATTCGATAAAGATTGTTAATCTAATGGGGAGTTCGTGTGTTTCATTCTAAAAGAAAAAGGTGAAGACCTTACTTAGCTTTGGATAGCTGCACAATGAGCTCCCTATTTTATTAAAACAAAACAACATGAAAAGATTGATAGGCGTAAAAGAACTGAGGGCACTCATGGAAGAGCCCAGACCCATACACGAAAAAGTGGAGGTGATAAACAACCTAGCTAAGAAGTGGATGGAAACAGAAATGCAAATAGTAATTAAACATTACATAAGGTAAAGAACTTCGAAAAAAGTTTTAACACAAGGTCATAACGATGACCAGTGAGTGTCTGGCGTAGTCCGATAGGGAGTGATGTACCTATCCGACTGACTGCTTTATTGGTTTAGCAGAGGAGTTCGATTCCCCTCACTCACACTAATTTTAATTTATACACAATGACAATAGTAATTTTAATCGCAGCGGCTTCTTTGATTGCGTGGTATCTCGAACACCAAAACTTAAAACACAATGACAAAAGATAAGATGAAGTTTAACCCCATGAGCAAAGACCCAGTAACGTCGGCTTATACTCAGAACAAATGCTTGGATGCTATGCATCTAGTTAATCTGTTTATGATATCATATGATAAACACAGACACGAGACTCAAACTAAACTCAAGCACTTTGAGTTTGTGAACGCTATGGATGTATTCCATAAGGAGTGTAAGCTATACGGTTTCAAAGAATAATAATAGTCAAACAATTTACAGTCAATGTATTAACCGCTTTCAAGTAAAGCAAAACTTTAATTTATAATGAATAATTTATTTTCAAACCAAGACTTTAAGACTAAGTCTTTAAAATCAGTCACACCGATCATACCTAAGCACAAGCACCGATCTTGGGTTAGTTACATAAGCAAAAAACTTCTTAAAAGTCGTAATGTAAAGCAGTTGTCCATTCTTATGGGTGGGTATACAAGTAACTACATGTACAGCATATTAAACGGAACGTACAAGCCTACTCAAAGATTTATAGACACAGCTTACAACTCTCTTCTGGTTCACGGAATAGACCCTATTACAGGATTAAAGATTCAAGAAAAGATTAATGTTAAAGAATCTGATTTTGTGAATCAAACACCCTCAGTAGAAGCAGTTAAAGTTAAGGATGAGTTAACAGAGTCTAATACACCTGATAGTCAGCTGGTTAAAACTTTGATCAAGCTTTATAAAACAGGAGTTATCAATAGCAGTACTCTTAACGAATCTTTAAAATCTGTGTGTGGAATTTAATTCCCCCTTATATAACCCCCTATATACAGTATATAAACTATATATAAACATACAAAAAGAAAACTGTATAGAGTGTTAGAGTTAATAAAGTTAGTGAAAAACTTGCTTTTTAGAAAACTTCAATATAAATTTGCAAACAATTCAATTCAATTCAATTCCAATGAGTAATTATAAATTCAAGACAGTTAATATTCGCGGTAAAAAATACGTGGAAGTTAAGGAGCGTGTTAAGTACTTCCGCCAAGAGAAAAAGTACGAGGGTTGGTCAATAGAAACTGACTTCACGGTATTAGATGGAGAGCAGTGTGTCTGCAAGACAACTGTTTCTAGTGCTGATGGACAGGTTATAGCCACTGGGCATGCTCATGAGTTAAGGAACTCTTCAAGCATAAACAAAACAAGCTATATTGAAAACTGTGAGACTTCATCTATTGGAAGAGCTCTAGCGGTAATGGGTATAGGTGTTGATGATTCCATGGCGTCTGCAGGTGAAGTGTCTGAGGCTATCGCAAAACAAAGCGAGCCCGCAAAGAAACCCAACGTTAAACCTTCTGCAATATCAAAAGATAAACCCTCCCCACCTGTAGATAATATTATGGACAAGGCAGTTGGTTACATTAAAACGTCAGGTGATAAGAACGCTGCTTTTGACATGATCATGAAGAAGTATTCATCTCAGCTTAGTGACAAGCAAGTCGAGGGTTTAAAGAAGTTTGTACGATGAAACCTGCTCAACGTAAAGACCTATGGGCTAAATGGGAGAAGCTTTTAGCCGATGATAAAAAAAATAAGAACAGACGTCATCGCTTTAAGGTAAGAGAACTGACTTCGTTATTGAGTCTTTGGTGGGAAAAAGAAAACAAAGATGTAGTAGCTGCATTCTTAAATGAAGAGCGTTTTGATTCCGTTATAGGTGACTCAGGAGAAACTTGTTTTGAGTTCGACAAAGAGGCTGCAGATTCTCTTAGGTTTATAGCAGACTTAATGGACGGTAGCGCTAACATACAAGATGTTAGTTTCCCTCAAATATGGAATGCTTGGATGAACCTTAGATTCTCTGATGAGTTTATATCTAACACATGTTTAGATGGCGTTATAAGTTCTGAAGGTTTTAGTACTCCATACGTAAACTTAAATATGGCTGAGGATTTAACAGAAAAATTTATAAAATTATGAGTTTAAGAGATCAATTACAGGAGCGAGTAGGCAAGGGTCACTTGTCATACTCGTCAATAAAGTATGCGCTTGGAGACATGCGTCTATGGGAAATGAAAATGAAGGGTGAGATGAAGTACACCTCGGATGCTTTAACTTTTGGAACGCTATATGATATGCTTCTATTTGAAAAAGAAAAAGCTATGAAAGAATACTTAGTTTTAGATTCTGACCAGATACTTTCTAACTGCTCTCAAAAAACTCAAGATTCAAAGAGCCCCAACTTGACAAAAGAGTACAAAGAAGCTAAGTCTGTCTTAGTGAATGAAGCGAAGGACAAAGGCAGAACGTTGGTGTCTGGCGAGGACTGGAAAAAAGCTAACGATATGATTGACAGATTGCATGCTTGTGGTCTTGTAGAGAAGAGGCTGAAAGGCAAGTATCAGGTTGAGTTTAACGAGGAGTTAGACGGCGTACCTCTTAGAGGGTTCTTAGACTGTCTTGGTGATGATTACATCACTGATAGCAAGTCCTCAAGAAGCATAGATAAATTTAAATGGGATGTTGGTTCATTTAGCTATGATATACAAGCCTATATATATACGCAAGTTTTTGGAATAAAAAACTATTACTGGGTGGTACAAGAGAAGACGTATCCGTTTTACCCAGCGGAGGTTAAGTGCTCTGAAGAGACTCTATTTAGAGGTGAGATGAAGTTTCATCAAGCCTTGGGGAATATTCAGCGCTACCTCTCAGGAAGCCAGAATACAGATTCACACCATGCTGTATTTAACGTATGATTTGATGATAGTGATTCTTCTTGTTGCTTTTATCTACAGTTATTTTAATGTTTAATTTTTAATTTTTTTATCATGAGTGATTTAAAGTATGATTCCGTACTCGTAGGGTACACAGAAGAGCCTCGTCGCAACGACGCAGGCGAAATTACAAGCTGGTCCGTCCGTTTAAAGGACCACGAAATGAAAGAGATGGTAGATAAGTACGCTACCTCTCGAAATGCTGAAGGGCAAGGGGGTAACGTATACCTAACTCTCTTCATGTCTAAGAACGGCAAATCTTGCTGCAGAGCGTTCGATCCGAACAGCGAGGCTGCAAAAGAAAAGCGAGCCCTAAAGGCCGCAACAACAGAAAGTGCCGATATGCCATTCTGATAAACCGTCAGTTAAGTACATGCGTGTTCGTGTCGCGTTTAAAAAATCTAAACGTGTACACGAGCACGATATGTGGATAGTTACGGTATTTGACACCCCTTCAGATATTATGCGTTACGCTAATCGAGCTATGAGTCAGATGAAAGAAAAGCTTTTTACAAAGAAAGCCAAGAACAAAGACTTGATAATTCGCAAGATATTAGAGGTGGTAGAATTAGAACATTCAAATTTAACAATAGATGAGCACAAAAGACAAAATAAACAAAAAATGTCGTGAGCTTAATGAGTTACTACTTGAAAAGAATAACGCCTATGGGGACTCAGCTTTGAGTCCTCTGGGCGTTTTTTCTTCATGTAGCGCCTCAATAGGTTTAAAAGTCAGATTAGACGATAAGCTAAAAAGAATAGCTAATTCAGGCTTAATTCAAGACACAGAAGACACCTTAAAAGATATTGCAGGTTATATTATACTGCTAATGATTGCAAAAGAAAATGAAAGTAACGATATTCAAAAACGTATACGAGAAGGAGCACCCTCATCACGTACAACTACAGACTGCGCTCAAGCGCATACAGGAGGGGAAGTCTTTATCGACTATAAAGAAAGTAAGGGAAGGGAATAAAGACGAAAAACTAAACCTCCCCGTTGTATTATTTAGCGGAGAGTTTTCACATAGGTCTGACGAAGCTCTTTTTGAGCATAGCGGATATATAGTTCTTGACTTTGACCACGTAAACGTTAAGGAGGTTAAAAGCGCTATAGCAATTGATGAGTATGTGTACTCATGCTGGATGTCTCCATCAGGTGACGGTGTTAAAGCTTTGGTTCGTGTAACCAATCCAGAACGACACAGAGACCACTTTAGGGCTCTAATTAAATACTTTGACAAACAATATGGGTTAGAGTTAGATGAATCAGGAATAAACGAGTCTCGCGCATGCTTTGAGTCGGAAGATCCTGACATTATAGTTAAAGACAGTTCAACTAAGTTTGGTGCGTTTACTTCAGAAATGGCTGAGGCTCAAACAACTACGAACGAGGCTTACGATTATACAGACTATATGAGGTTGAACTTGGCGGCTCGTATGATACGTAACGCTGAGGACGGTGAAAAAAACTCTGTACTTATAAGAGCGGCTAAGCTGTGTGGTGGATACATATCTGCTGGAAGGATGGAAGAAGATGAGGTTTTTAGAATACTTTTAAGAGAAATTCTTAAGAGAGATATAAACTCTGAAGAGCAGGCCAAGCAGACTATAGTTGATGGGATCGAGAGAGGCAAGACCATGCCTATTAGAGAGCTCATAGACGAAGAGAAAACAGCCAAAAGAGAGATGCTTATTAATGATGGGGATATGTCATTCATTTCCTCGGACGATGAGGACTTTAGATGGATTGATGACTTCGCTCAAGGTAAGATAGAGATGGGCTTAGACACGGGTGACTCAGAGCTGGACGAACACTTTAGATATAAGAAGGAGTTCTTGATAATGAACGGACACTCAAATGTGGGGAAAACAACATGCGCTCTTTACCTTATGGTGAACTCTGCCATAAGACATGATTGGAAATGGGTTATATACTCTTCTGAGAATAGAACTGCCTCGGTAAAAATGCAATTGATGCAGTTCGCTGTTAACAGAAAAGCATCAGACATGACTTACGCTCAAAGAAAGATTGCTTACAAATGGGTTCAAGATCACTTTACGGTAATCAGCAACAACCAGGTGTACAGTTATTCTGACATGTTGGTATTTATGGAAAAAGTTATTAGACAACAGAAAGTAGATGCTATATTTGTGGACCCGTACAATAGTCTTAAGTTAGACATGGGTAAGAGTAATATTGGCGTTCATGACTACCATTATGAAGCAGCATCTGAGTTTTTAACTTTTAGTAAAGCTAATGACGTGGCCGTTTGGTTAAACATGCATGCTGTAACTGAAGCTCAAAGACGTAAAGGCGCAGACGGGTTACCCATAGCTCCTTATGCGGAAGATACAGAGGGTGGAGGTAAGTTTGTCAATAGATCTGACTGCTTCTTGACCTTGCACAGAAAGATACAGTCACCTGACCCTAACATAAGATCTATGACAGAGATACATATAAGGAAGGTTAGAGAGGTTGAAACGGGTGGTCGTCCTTCACCCTTAGACTCTCCTTACAGGATGAGCATGAACCTCTCTCATACAGGTTTTTCTTCATGGGTAAATCAAAACAGTTTATTTAAACCTGTAGATGTTTCTTCGGAGGCTAAACAAATCCCAATAAACTTAGATTTTATTGCTAAAGTTTAGGCGTTAGTATGTATTTTTACACCACATGAAAAAGAAAGTAAAGCGTCCTTCAAAAAAAGTCAATTTAGGTAAGTTTAAAAGCGGTTTAGAAAAGTACTGTGCTGAAGCTTTAGATGCTAGCGGGCTTGAGTTTAACTACGAAGAAAAAGAGTTTACCTTAATGGATAAATTTAGGTACCCCTACACTTACTTTAAAATGACCGCTAAAAGAAAAGACATGACGAACAGGACGGGCAAGGTACAACAACCTATTAGGTACACCCCTGACTTTATGTGCAAAGAAGGCAAATGGGTAATAGAAACAAAAGGATTCTTACACTCTCATCATGATTTCACCATGCGGTGGAAACTTTTTTTAAAACATATAATTGATAACGATCTTAAATACATGGTGTTTATAGCAAAAAACAAACAACAAGTAAATGCCGCTATACAAGAGATACAAAAATCTAGAAACAATGACTAAGGAACAGCTGTCAGGTAAATATTTCCTTGCAACAAACAGAATTCACTCATTAACTAATGAGTTGTATGAAAAACTGCACGACAAGAAAGGCAGTCCTTTAAATGAAGTTGTGGACGTGTCTGCAATACTTCACGATTACAAAAAGTCTTTAACAGAAGAGCTTGCATTAATAACAGAATCAATTAAAGAATATGCAGAGCTCCGTTAGTAAAGAAAGATATAAGCACTCTTGGAAAGCAGGTGGGGTTTCAGCCACAAGGTATCAAAGAGCTTGCATAGACGCATATAAGTCAACAAAGTCAGAGGACATAAATATGCACGTTGATTACTGGCACCCTAAAGAAAACGGAGAAAGAGATGGTGTAGACGTAAAAGGCAACAACCTTCCAGATGAAATTTGGGTAGAGTTTCGAAATGTTAGAGGAGATTTAGGTTGGCTTTTAGGGGAGGCTAAATGGATTGCTTTTGAAATGCCTGAAGTTAATGGATTCATAAGGGTTGAAAGAAAAGATCTGTATCTTTGGTGTAGAAAAAACATTGACTTTAAAGATTACGTGCTTCTCAAAGAAGACGCATACAGAAGAATATATCAAAGAATAGGTAGACAAGATAAAATATCTAAGCTAACTATTAAAGACCTTCAAGATCTAAAAAGCTATACTGTAGTTCCTTACAGTTGTGAATTTATTCACCCAGAAACAGATAACAGGGAGGTTATTTTTGTACCTTAGCCACCCGTAAATTTTTAATTTTCTTATAATGAAAACACCTAAGGAAACCCCTTGGGTAGAAAATATCCTAGCCCACAATTGGAAGATGGGGGTGTCTATTACTGTTGGTTCGGGGGTAGTTATCAGGAGGTTCGAATCCTTCGCTAGGTTCAATACAATAAAGTCCGTACAAGCGGGCAAAACTATACATCATAACTACTTAAATAAAATAAAATGAAAGAATATTTAATCGAAGAAATTGTTTCTGAAACTTACGAAAAACTGGACGTTCCAAGAGATAGATCAAGAATAACAGATAGAGCTCAGACTAGGGCAGCTGTTGGACAGGCTTTGTCTGTTCATTTTAATCACAGCCAAATTGCAAAATCTTTAAAAATAGATAGAACCACTGTTAGTCACTACAAAAGAAACCATAAAGAAAATCTTAATCATTGGATTGGGTATAAAAACAAATACGAAGTTGCAGAGTACATAACAAAAAACAAAGTTTATCTTGATGTTTCGGAAATAAGTATTGAGTCTGTAAAAGAACAAATAAAAAACCTACAGAGAAAGCTTGATTATTTAATGCTGTCTGTTTAAAGATTTGTTTTCTGCTAATCTGGATATGAGGTTGGTGGGGTTTTTTAGTTTAAGAACTCCGCCACCTTCGTACTCTTCCTCTGATTGCGAAGCAGAAGACCCAATTGCAATGGGAGTTAAAGACATTAAGTTGTTTAAAAGGTGTTGAAGCGTTTGAATTTTATCGTCTACATTGCCTCCTCTTAAGCTTTTAAAAAATTCAACCCCGCCTCTAGGCACCCTTGCACCTAAAACATTGTATGAGCTTTTCTTCATTAAGTCTTCTACCTTGATGTCGTCTCTCATTGTAAACTCTATCCATCTATCTAGAGCTTCTTTTGTTTCTTCTGTATTCCATTTTGTGTTGGTTGTTACAGGTTTGTTTGTTGCCACCTCAGCTAACAACCTCATCTCCATTACTCTGGCTCTAATCTCTTCAGGCTCAGTAGTTTGGGGGTAATTAGGGTTTTCTTGAGTATACTTTTTAAGTATCTGCAAGTCTCCTGACTCTTCCATAAAAGTTCCAAGAGTTGTATGATCTATTTCATGAATCATAGTTAAAAACGGATCTGGATCTGAAGGGTTTATTGTAATCAATCGGTCATTTGCACTGTACTTAGAAATAGTAGCTTTTCCAACAGAGTTCTCCATAAACTTGTATCTTACAGGAACGTCTAAACCTTTTTTTATTTTATCGTACAGTATCGAAGCAGCTTTTTGTGGGTCGTTGACTTGCAAATATTCTATATCTGGTAAACCATCGTCTCCCTCAACCATTTCAGACGGGCGAGTAGCTTTAGGTTTTGCTTGAGCTGTCTCTAGTTTGGTTTTTATTGCAGGATCGTTTAAATAATTCTTCATCCAATCTAAACCTTTTTCCGTATCTGCAAGTAAACCTTCAGTAACTCCGTTTGAACCGTAATTAGTAAGATTTGTTGATTTTAGATTTATTGAACTAAGTTCTTTCTTAGCTTTTACACCTTTGTTTAACTGTTTAATAACGTTAACCTTATTTTCGTTATCTGAAAAGATACCTAAAGACCGTGTTTGCGGGGCTCGCTTACCAAGTACACTCTTCCAAACGTTTGCTGTAGGTTTAGCCCCTAATAAAAACAGAGCGTTCCATGCTGCATCGCTTAATTCATCCCAAACATTATTTAAATCGCTTCCAGAAAGATTGCCGTTTTTAAAAGATTGTAACAAAACTTTATCAGCTTCAGTTAAAGACTCATCAATTTTCAGTACACTTTCTGCAAACGTAGCTGGGTTTAAAACCTGAGCAGTAAAGTCCATAGCGCCGTCAGGCGTTGAATCCCATTCAGCTGGAGTAGGTTTTCTGTATTCTTCTGACTCTCCTAGTCCAGGATTACTTATAGCCCATCGAGCAGCCTTCATAGGGTTTGACAACATACTTAACCAAGAAACTGTTTCCTGTTCATCTGGAGCCTGTGATAACCTGTCTGGTCGAGACAATAAACGTACCTCCTCTTGAGGCAGTCCAGGCATAACAACGTTAGTAGATTCAGAAACTAACCCATCAGGAGGCCAATGAACACCACCGTGATCGTAACTTTTTTTAACAGACCTTCGTCCTTTTTTTTTCTTTTTGTTATAAATCACTACCACTTAACTTTGTTAGCCCAGTAAGCTGCAGAGAGAATTCCACGAGCTATATTTTTAGCATGCCTAGCTTTAAAAGCTTTATTACGTTTACTTCCGTCAGGACTTCCAGTTTTTCCCTGCTGTCCAAAACGAATCAGTTTTGTTTCACTTCCTTTTTTAGCTACAACAACGTGAGATTTTGTTTTATGACTTGGAGTTCTTTTGGCTTTGTTGTACCCAGAGACTCCCGCTATAGTTAATTTAGAATCTTTCTTTTTTACTTTCATTAGAACGAGCTCATTAAAATTTCATCCACTGCATCTTGAACATCTCTCTTGCTAGCTTCTAGCTGCATCATAATATTTGCTTGAAACCTTTCAACTTCTTCACCGTCGTTAAATATTATAACGGTAGGAACTACAACGATTTTATGTTTCTTCTGCATGTCAGGAGAAGATCCTATGTCCACCCTCCTTCCTTTACAATCGCTTAGTTCATCTATCCATACAACACTGTTAGAGGAATTAAACCCAGCATTAAACTCTACTACACATAAGCCTTCATCAGGTAGATAAGGACGTTCAACAATAGGGGAGTGAACTGCGGGAGCCAATAGAATTAGCCAAAAGGTAAGAATTAAGGTTTTCATAAGTTGTTACTTTAGTTCATCAATTTTTCTTTCAATGTTTTTAAGATCAGCTTTTATTTCAAGAACATCTTCTTGTGTAGTCATGATCGTCTGACGAACCAGCTTGTCCTTCATGTCAAACTCCATACGTGTGATCTCAGGATCAGGAGGAATAGGCAGTTCCATTGCTCTCGCTATGTCTGCTTGAAGTATAAACCACATAGAGATTACAGTCACCATCGCCGTCCCTATCCCTATCAATGTTTTTACATTTATTGTAAAACCTGTATTCTCATCTAACTTCATACCTATTATTTTATTACGTAATTAACACCCATTGTTAAACTCCCGTATGGTCTTCCCCAATACTCACTAAAATTACCCTCCGTAAAAACCCCTAAATGTTTACCTATGTTTGCTCCAAATACAATACCTGCGTTGTAGTCTATCCAGGAGTTACCTACAACTCTACCGTAAGAGTATTCCCACTCCCCAAACTCTTTGTGATAAGGCATAACATTAGCCCAAGTGTGCAACCAAAAGTCTTTAGAGTAGTGGTAAAAGTCAACCCCTACTGCAGCTGATATCTGGTATTGGTTTGGTAGTAAGCTTCTTACATCCCTGTTGTAATCGTTAACGATCTTCCCGTATTTGTATCTTCTAAACTCGGAGTCGGTTTCTGCCACTAAGTTACCTTCAGGCCCGTACCATTCCCAATCGCTCCACTCCCCATTAGTATACTCCCCGTCATCGTTAGAGTCAACGTAAACCCAGCTGTCTGTATAGTTGTAATCATAAGCCAACAACCACCACGCCCCTGAATTTTCTTCTATCCAGTCTTCAATAGGTGCTACGGTGTAGGATGGATGCCTACGACCCGCTACACCTGCAGTAAAATTTAGTTTTTTACCTACCTTAACGCGTAACTTTAAACCAGCTTCTAAATACTTTATATCCGCTCTTGCGTTCTCTAGGAAGTCAAGCTCTGCTACGAACCATTTAGAGAGGTGTCTAAGGAAGTATCTCTGGTCTATAGACTCTCTACCCGTAAGCCTTACCTCCGAGCGCTCAAACACGTACTCAAAACCGCTTACGCTACCTACGTTAGCTTCTTCCGACATGGAAACTTCAGAACCGTCATAGAAGTTCTTTGCTTTGATTTCGTATTTAAACCTAGCTAACTTTCTTAACCCTACGGAAAAAGTGTAGTTTGGCTCATACTCCATAGGCAGAACTGTTAATACGCCATCTCGAACAGCATAGACATCATCCTGAACCATAGAGTTCGATTGATTAAAAGAAGCGTATAATGTACTGTACTTAAAAAAATCTTTTATAACCCCTTGAGCGCTTACAGGAAGGATAAATAACCAAAGAACATTTAAAAAGAATAGTTTTTTCATTTTTGCCTATATTATTAAGTAATCACTTGTATTGATCTAATTAATTTCTCAGTTAATACCGTAGAGCTTGCCGCTAAAGGTTTTACAGATATAGAGGGAGTGCTTTTTTTAAAATTTACAGCAAGGCTTCCGCTAACGGATACACTAATAGTACTTTCAAGGGATGTGCTTATAGATATACTCATTAGTTCTCAAACGCTTCAGTAATATCTGGGTTAACTATAAATTTACCTCTTAAAACAGTTCTATGAGTGTCCAATCCAGAACTGTTAGGTAAGATGTATTGCAAGTCATATGAATAAGAACCAGAAGGAACTTTACTCATAGTTTCCGCAGATGCTTTTATGGTTACATTTCCCACATCGTCTAGTGTAGGTGCTTCAAATGTATTGCGTCCAGAAACAGAAGGTATTTGTATTGCTGGAGTCCTAGTCTTTGATTTGACTCGAACTTGATCTTTAGCGGCTGCATTAGGAGTGCCTAGTATTAAAGATGAAACACTAGATCTTCCTCTTTTGCTTATCTCTTTAGATTTTACTTGCATTAAAAAAACATACTCACTTGTAGATAACGTGAGTAGAGTACCCGCTGAATCTTTTAGAGTAATTGTAATAGAAAAAGTATCACCTTTTCTACAGGTTATATTTAATACATCTGAAGTATCTAAATTTACTGAACTAGCCATTTTATTCGTTTAATAATGCATTAATTAGTTTGTTTGAGCTTTCAGGCAACTCACTTCTTTTTCCTTGTCTTTGAGAAATCAGCTTGCTTTGATCGGAAGTCTGTTGGTCTAATCTATCGTCTTTTCGAGTCTCTTTTAAAACCTCTAACTTTTCTTTAAACTCTTTGTCGTCTTCTTTAAACCCAAGTGTAGCTTGAGCTTTAATCATCTCAATCTCCTTTTTAAACTCATGACGCATTTGCTCCATCTTCATGTTAACCTCAGCCTCCATCTGTATCTTCTGTCCTTCAAATTGAGCTGCTGCTTGCATCTCACTCATTTTAGCCTGTTGAGATTGTTGAGCTATTTGAGACTGAATTTCCGCTTGTTGTTTTGAGTTTTGCATAGCCATCTCTTGTCGTAAAGCCATACGTTTTTTACGCCTAACAACTAAAAGTCTTTCCGCTTGATTAATATCCTTGAGCCCACGAACAGCTATAGCATCTTCTAAGTCTAACTCCTGCTGTTGTAAAGCCATCTGAATGTTTTGTTCTAAATAGGCTTTATCCTTTTCCTCCATGTCTTTAACAACAACCACCCCAAAGTTATACATTGGGAGATCTTTAAAAGAAGCCAAAGCTTTCATGTTAGTATCCCCTATAGCGTTTTGATAAACTTTATAAAGAACAGACTCAACGGGGATAATTTGAATGCACTTAACTATATCCTCACAAACCTTTTTAAATAAGATCATTGAAGCATTAGTTATATCGTAGATGGCGTTATTCCCTGCAGCTATGGCTTGTTGTTGAACACCAACCAAAGCATCCCCTTTGGGAGAAGAAGCATCCATAGCCTCATTAATACCCGTAGTGTCTCTTATTAAACCTAAGTAATGATTATACAAACCTATAAGCTCGTTAATATTCCTTATGCTATTGCCTATCTCTCGTACTGGAGGGTTTTGAAATCCACCTTCTGGGTTTTTACTTCTGTAATAAAAAACACCAGTTTGCTCGTATATATCGTGAAGGTCTAGAGGTTGTAGATCTCCCCCTTTACCTAATTGAACATTTTCTAAACCTTCTATGTCTATAATTAAACCGTCTGGTTTAGCTTTTGCTATAGCTTGCTGTATTTTTAAATGAGTCAGTTGAAGCATGTCAGCAAACCCTACACAGCTATCTACCATAGACTTAGGCATCATGTTCCGAAGGTTTGTAGCCGTTACAGAGTAGGATAGTCTAGCCTTAGATATATCGTGAATATTTTTAGGTACATTTTTAGTCTTACCGTAACCAAATAAATAGTTGCAACCTAAAACGTAGCTACCACCATAAACTGTAGATATCTCTAATTTATGAGGGGTACGTTCAAATACGCTGTTTTTATTGGCTCTCGCTTCAAAGCCTTTAAAGTAAAAACCAGTGTTCCCATGTCGGTTTTCTTTCTCCTCAAAATGTATACAATCAACAGCAATAAACTCAAAGTCTAAAACCTCAACCATATACTCATCATAACCAAAACCAGTAACACCTAAGGCGTCATTGTAGCTTTTTTTATTATACTTACTGGAGTCGTTACCGTTACGACCTTTAGATTTCTCTGCTATCTTCTGAAAATCCTCTTCAGAAAGCTCACCCCCTGAAATGCGTTTTAACTCCTGTATGGAGATTTTTTTAATATGCCCAGCATATACAAGGTCGTCGAAATTTGGATCTTCTGTATGACTATGTATAAACATGCAAGGATCTACATAAGATGTTTTAATACCCTCATTAGGGTCGTTAGATCTTTTTACTACAGACATACCTAATGTGGCTAGATCATTAACGCATCTACGGAATGTATTGTCAACAAAATTATTCCAAGTAAGAGTAAGCTCTGTACCTAATTGAGCAGAAATCTCTCCGTCGCTTTTAATGTTGGTGTCAAATAAAATCTCCGCTTCTTCTGGTGTGTCTGGAATAGAGTCTGGATCCATATCTAAAACAACCCCTGTCTTATCTTTAAGTTCTTTTAACTTACTTTTAGACTGAACCTGCATTAAAACCTTTTTCTTTTTTTCATTCTTTTCAGAAGAAGACAAAGGGTCTACAGCCTCTAAATTAGGATAAGGGTTTACAGATAAGATCTTATTGACTACAATTCTAACAAACTTAGGCAGAATAGGAACTGGAGTGTAATCCATGTTCAATAAAGCTCCATCTGCTTTGTTAGGTTGAAGAGAGTTTAATAACTGCTTGTATATACTTGTATCTTGTACTCCAATAGCATAATCTCTATCTTTCTCAAATATTCTGTTTCGCTTACCTACTAAAGAAGATTCGTCAGTAGTCTTTCCCCATTGAGACTCAATAGCTCTTGCGTATTGAATACCATATTCTTTAGATTGCTTTTTCTCCGTAGACTCTAGTGGACTAGGAAACCCTTGCTTACTTTTATTGTTGTTATTGTACATCCTTAAGATATGGTATTTCTATTTAGCAAATATAGTAAATCATCCGATTACTTGATATCTCCTAAAGAATTGTTTTTCAGTTAAGTCCGAAGCCTTTTTAGTTTTAGATTTTTGCGCTCCTAATAGAGCTAATCCAGAACTAATAGTAAGGTCATACTTAGTTCTATCGTCTATTTTGTATCCTATCCAGTCTTCTAATGTTTTGTTAAAATACATTTTTCCAACCTCTCCTGTCTCTCTATTTATACCTACGTGATCATGTATAAAGGCTTCAATAGCATGAGCATGAGCCTGAATTACATCTTGAGAGTTTGAAGGAATGCCTTTTGTTTTAGACTTACTACCGCTTGCGCTAAGTAAATGTTTAGGTCTATCCATTAGGTATCCATCATAACCCCTTGACTCAAAGTACCTTGCGATACCGTACTTATTGTTCTCAATTAAGATAGGGTAACCATAAAAAACCGCAGCCATTAAAACATCTTCATAGAATATTTTTGCTAAAGGAGGCCTAGAAGCATACTCTAACACAAACATATTAGAAGGGTTCTCTATATGGAATTTGTTATATAGATGTAAAGCGCCTTTAGATCCTCTGCCATCTACCGTAGCATCCAAGTCATATGAGTCTACTCCACCTACACCGAAGTCTGGATGTGGTGGAACACGTTTTCCTCTTTCTGTTCTTTTCTGATTGCGAAAATCAACAGGAGGCATCCAAGCAATTTTAAACCTACCCTGAGGGTTTGGGTTAAACACTACCTCAGTGTCTTTTAAACCTCCCTTCCAAGTAAAGTTACCTTTAACTACAGGGTTTGGAAAAAGCTCATCATTATGTTCAACTTGCTCATATATTTGACCTATGTTAAATACACTTCCATCTATACTATCTCTAAAGGCTTCATCCTCCGTAAAAGGAAACTGTCTTACTACCTCGTTCAACTCTGAAGCGTCATTTTTCAATGAGTCTCTTTCGTTCTTTAGAAAAGTTTTTGCACCTGTGTAAATATACTCATCGTCTATTCCCTCTATGGTTTCTGACGGGTCTTCAATAATTGGACAACCATATTTATCAAAGAAGCCTTCTAAAGACTCGTAAGCAGGTATAAAAAGTCTATACAATCCCGTTCTAGTCCTGCCATTCTTGTTCCTCTCCAAAGGATTTGAATCCTCCCATAGATCTTTGTACTGACTTCCCCCTTTGTTCATTGGGTTTACCGTGCTTCCTACCATTGCTTTCCCTACGATTTTTCTTCCGACGATCAAACACGTCCTCTGAATCCTCCAAGCGTCCCTTATGTCTGTAGGTCTTTCCCATTTTCCTGCTTCATCTAGATATAACAAGTGAAGTTTTTCACCGTCATATGCGTTATTAGTTGTGTTTTTCCAGTTTATAACTGTATTAAGAGCCTCTCCTATATGTGAGGTTTTGTTCTTTTTTGTTATACGTTTTGAAGGCTCTCTAAAAGCTAGCTCCATACGTGGGTTCGTTGTACCGTCCTGTATGGGCTTAAAGAAAAAAGGATAGTTTCTAAACATAAACACCACCTTTTTCATAAATATATTCTCTTGAGCGTCTTTACCAGTTTTAGACTGTATACCTAAAAGCTTTTCTTTTACTTGCGTTCCTTCGTCTACAAGGACAGCAGAGCACATATTGGTATAACCAGATCTACGACACTTAGTGTATAGCTGACCGATACATCTAGGGTCAACTTCACAAGCAGCTAAGTGTGTAAAAATATCTTTTTGAAAGTTTAAAAAATAAGGGTAACCAATATCTAGCTTGGTCCACTGAAGCATCATGTAGTGCCTCCCCGTAATATATGTAGGTGTACCGTTGTTATAAAACCAAAAACCCTCACGCCTACGCCGAAATTCTTCCTCGATATATGGACGAAACCTCGCTCGGAACTCTCTTGGCATTTCTTCCCACTCATCCATAGAACGAATACGAGACAGTTCCTTCGGCATAGATATCCTTCTCCACATTTGCACAGAGTTTGCGTCTTTATATCCAAAAATTTCTTTCTTCGGCGGCCTTTTCGGAAGACAAATGAGTAGCCCACTGAGTTCGACAATCTCACCTTCCGTACTATTTGGGCAAATTTTAATTGCTGGATCTTCATATTCCTTTACGTCTAATAAGACACTCATTAAAATGTCTGTCCAAATCTATTAGATCTAAAGCTAGGTGCACCTGACTTAGGGTTTGCCAGCTCTAGATACTCTCCACATTTTTCACATTCGATATCGTTTATAGCTCCCTTGCCCTCAACGTATCTTATTGTAACGCCTGATTTGCTTACAACGTTTTCGTTGCATTCACATTTGTAATCTGCCATTTTATTAAAATTTTGCTTTAACGTAACCTTTACTATGTTTATACGGAGACATGTATTTTGGAGCTGGGCCATCACAACACCACTCCCCTGCACCTCCCCACGGATCTATACACCAACATTGGTTGTACTTACGTGCTTGAGATCGTCTATGTTTATTTTGCACAGAACATGACGCTAATAATATAGCCGCCATGAAGATAAGTAAATATTTCATTATATATAAATTTAATTTAATAGCTTATACGCTATTCTTTTTTTTAGGTCTATTGTTAGCTCTGTTTATAGATTGAGCTTGAGGTCTAGTCTTGCCCCCTTTATCAAAATGAGCCTCGTCTAATCCGTCTCCGTTTCCGTAGGTCCCTTTTTTTCTATTAATCTGATTTAAATTCGCACGATATTTCTTAGCTTTAAGCTTAGACCCGTATTTAGCGTACTCTTTTTTATAATCTCTTTTTATAGCTTTCATAACTATTGCAAGTTACGAATATTTTCTCGCCTCTCATGAGTTACTTTTCTGTGACAATTGGAACACCTTACTTCGCATTTATCAATTTCTTTTTGTATAGTTTCAAAACAATATGATTGATTAACCATGTCTGAGATGTTGTTCTTCTTTTCTCCTCTTACGTGATCAAAATCTAATACCACGGGGTTATCTTCTCCGCAATCTATACATCCGTAAAGTTCTTTTATAAAAGAGACATACCCCCTGTTTTTATAATTTTGACTTCTATTTCTTTTTAAGGTCCTAGATTTTATCTTTTCTTTATTTTCTTCGTAGTGACGTTTAGAAGCTGCCGCTTGATCTTCTTTGTTTGTATAAGCCATTATTTCGAGAATCTTTCAGCAAACCCACCTGAATAGTCCTTTATGTCTTTTATGTCTCCGCTTACTTCAAGGTCTTTAACCATTTGAGCTAACCTTTGTCTTTCAACAATAAGCTCTTTGCAGTCTGTAGCAGTTTGTTTTATAGACTGAAGCTCTGCTTTACGAGCACTACCGTTGATTTCAGGATCTACAGGTTTTTTAATCTCTTCGATCATATTATCTATAGCTGTCTCCATGCTCTTCATAAGCCTTTTAGAAGCACTGACTGTTGTGAATTTATATTTCGACATACATTAAATCTTCTGCGCGGGTTCGGTAATATTCCGTTCCGTCTATAGTTATACGATAATCTCTGTTTTGCTTAAACCCTACAATATCTCCTGGGAGAACACCCATCTCGTCAGCTTCTGAACATGTGTATACGACCTCTGCTTTTGTAGGTAGTTTTTCTTGCAGGTCTACTATTTCTATAATATCCGATTGAAGAGTCAGCTCCTCTTGCTCAACTGATTTCAGTAAACACCACCCCGTAAGACAACGTATCTTTCCGTCTTTTTTGCTCTTGTATGCTATAGCTTGATTGCTAATTGCGTGAACTGGGTCATAGTTTACTATATACGTGTTGTCCTCTTCTGTGAATATCTGACCGTTGTTATCTCCACCAAGAACTACTAGATGATGAAAGTATAATGTATCTCCTATTTCTACACCTGTTTCGTATTTAAAAGGTACACAAACTACTGGGCCTTCTGTTGTCCTGTTTTTAAAGTCGTCGAACCTAGCGTCTATATATAACTCAAATCCTGTATCAGAAGTTATAGTGTCTTTAAGCCTATCCTCTAGCTTAACAACAAATAAATTAAAGGTTTTCATGTGTTAAAAGTTACAGTCAAACTCTAACATACACGGCATTCCGTCTATAGCTTTCCATAAGGTCTGAAGGCCTTCTTCGTCTTTCATGTATACAAGATATCTATTTTTGCTGTATTTAGCTAAGTATCTTTCATCTTGAACTATAGTGCTAACCTTACCCGCACCAGCTCTCATTCCAATATAATAAGCCATACCGTCTTTAGGGTCTTTACCTATTACAATTTTTCTAATAATTCCTTCCATTTTATTCAGTTTCTATTCCTAAGTCGTCTAAAAAATTATCTAAATCTTCTTCAAACCCTTCAAAATTATCTTCTTGATCTTCTTGATCTTCTTTGTCTTCTAATTCTTCTACAAATGTAGTACTTACAAAGTCTAACATTTCGGTCAACTCAAAAAAACTATCTAAATGATAACTGTATATAGCATTCATTTTTAAATCCCCGTATTCATCCTCCTCCATAAAGCCTGAAACCAATATAGACATAAATCTATCTCTCATATTGTACTTGTCTACAACTTTATCCATTTCTATGGCTAATTTTTGTATCTCTAATAAAAAAGCTATATCTTTCATAATATACTATAGATTAAATGCCTAAAAGTAAAGTGCCTAAAAAAAGGCTGTTTAGAGAGTTCTCTCCGCAAGATAAGAAATATATTCGCAGAAATTATCTAAAGAAACTAAAGACTGTAAAACATTTTGTTAATAAAGAATATGACATAAAATTCGCTTCTGTAGAGTTTTTGCTGTGGGGGTATGACCTTCAGTTCTTTACAATAAAATATGCTTCGAAAAGCCTTCTTATGAACAAGAATAATACTCAAAACAGGTTTATATATCCGTTGGTAAATAAAGGATATCTATATAAACATTTTGATAAACTAACTCCTTCTCAGAGTTTTGAAGACCACTTATTCAGAGAGGAGACTAAGTTTAATTACCGAGTAAGGTATGCTTTAACTCAGAAAGCTAGGCTACTTGTTCAAAGAGTTTATAGGGATCTTGAAGATTAAATAGATAAAGGGTCTAAGACTAGAGCTTTGGAAAAGTCTCTGTATGTTATAATTACATCTCCTTCTGAAAGGGCTTCTGCTATTTCTTGGTACACTCTATAATATGCGCGTGTCGAACTTCCAATAAAACCGTCTTTTTTTACGTTGTTGTTTTCTTGCGAATCACCCAGTAGTAAACAACCTGCAGTGTCCTCATCAGTATTACCGCAATGAATAAGAATATGAGTAAAATTAGGGACGTTAAGGATTTCAAGCATTCCAACATGTATGTCAGCAAACCTGTGAGCGTATTTGGCGTCAAAACCACCCACAGTTCGAAAACCGAGACAATACTCTCCTTCAGGTATACAAGTTTCTTTATAAACCTTTTTGGTGCGGCTCTCATCTTCGAGAGTATAACATAAAAATTTTCTTTCATTTGTTACGTCAAATAGTATTCCGTTAGTCGAGTCCTTTCCTTTGTTGAACCTTATTACTTCTAGTCTCATTTTTAATTTTATTTAGTCTAGTTTTCTCGGCTTCTTTTGCAGCGTCTCTTCTTTTACGTACAGGGTTGAAATAGAACTTTTTCAATCAACCAAATTGTCCACAGCTCCCGCCTTCACAATGTCCTTCTTGTTTCTGCTGAAAACCTTTTTTTATTTTTACTTTATTTCTTTTGCCTTTTTGTTTTTTACTCCTCATCATAAGTATATATGCGTCTAATCCAGCTTGTCCGCGATTCCTGAACCTAGCAGGGATCATACCTTCTTCATCTTCTTTTTCTTGTTTTCTTTTTTCCCTTCTAGTTTGCTCTTCTGGAATATCCCAGTGCATACCACCATGCTCATATCTTTTTATAGGTTTCATTATGAAGCTATAAAAATCTCCATTGTAACGGCATTAGTTCCTGGGTCTACAAGTATACTTTCTAAATCAGTTAAAGCTGTAACAATATCAGCGTTTGCATCAGATACAGATATACCGTCATGAACAGCGCCCATGATGTAAGATGTTCCCGCAGCTAACAATATAGTAGCAGACATATTTTCCGTTCCATTTTCACCCCCTGAAACTTGTAAGGAAAGGTTTACTGGTTGGGCACCAAGATTTGTTACTCTTAAATACTTTGCATCTTCTAAATCTAAAGCGTTATCGGTAGTGCTTGTTAAAGTCTGGAATGTAGCTATAGTAGTATCTGAGGACGCTGGACAAGTAACTATCCTATGATAAACTTGAGTAACAGAAGATACAGCAAGAGTGTTTGTAGAACCCCTGTCAGCACCATTGAGTGTTAACTCTTCAGTTATAGTGACGTTTAAAGTAGCCATGTATTATTGCATCTGCATAGGAGAAGGAGGTATATTCATACCAACACTTTCCCCGCTATTGTTTAGCATTTTCTCTTTAATCTCCCCAACAGTTACTTCATCTGGAATACCAAACGAATCTAACATCTCCAACAACATACTCACTTCTGGTGATGATCCTCCTTGAGATTCTCTTTGCATTTGACCTTGCATTTGACCACCCATGTTGTATTGTGGCACTTGGCCTCCAACTAAATATTTTGGTGATTGACCACCCATGTTGTATTTTTTAATCTGCATAACTTTTTATTTTTTACAAATATAAGGTATTATGAACCACACCCTTCGCACTCATGCGGAGACTCTATATTGCAAGTTGTCTCTCCAGACTTTATTTTATCCTCTTGTTTTTTTAACTTTTCTGGGTTAAGGAAAGAAGGTTGATCGAACTCTTCGTTAGGGTTGTTAGTTTTGTTATTCATTTAGTTAAAAGTCTTTATGGATAAATTGCATGGTGTTTTCATCTGGAAACATAGGTAGGAAAAACGAATTCGAAGGTTTATCTTTAGGTTCAGGGTCTGGCATATTTTCTTGAGTGTGCTTAAAGGACGCTCGTCTCGTCTCTTTATCCTCATCCTTCCCCCTCCAATGACCGTCAAGCCATTGATTATCCCACTGAGACTTATCAGTCAATATAGTAGCTATGGAAGTACTTGGAGATTTTGCAATATTAGCCGTAAACAGAAGATCTTGTATCTCTGGGGAAACCTTATCCATGTTCTTAAAATCCTCGTTAGTTAGTTCAGGAATACTGTAGCCTCTATCGGTAGCTATAGTTTTTAATCTATTATAAGCTGTTTTAGCTGATTCTTCGTCAAATTGATATCTCCCTTTTCCTGGACCTCCTCCTATTTGACTAGCGGAATAAGCCCCAATACCACCTTCATGAGTACCTACTAAATCCCTAAATTCAGAGAATTCAAAAATAGGAGAATCTACACTAGAGGATAATATGCTGTCTAATTTAGCTGTGTTAAGATCTCCATGAGGATGTCCAGGACCTTTCCCTCCGTTATGGAACTTCCTCACCCTCATACCTGGAATAGTTCTTCTATTTATATTCATCTTATAGACTTAAGGATTAAATCCCTTTGTTCTTTAGTAAACTTATTACTCATAAACTTCATTAAACCTCTCATATTATTAGTAGGGGAAGGTATATTTTTCAATTGAGAAAGTATTTCCTCAAACGAAGCGTTAAAGTTAACTCCTTTTTCTTTTGCTGCATTTACACCTGTGTCTAATACCGCCTCAAACTCTTCCCCTTTACCTAAAACATACTGACCAGCAGGATTGAACGATCTATCGTCAACCATATTTCTCCCGCTAGTAAGCTCTCTATATGCTTTTCTCTTTGATGGGTCTTGTATCCTAGCGCTCCTTTCATCATTCATTCTTTTAGCTAAGCGTTGTAAAGGACCATATTGTGTTGCATGTACCTGTTCGTGCTTAAGTGTATCTGGATCATCCTTATACATAACGATCTCTTTCTCTCTAGGATCGTACTCCCCTTGCATCATAGGGCTGTCAGCCCCGTAACTAGCAAGCATTTCTAATACCTCCTGGCTACTAGCATCTCTAACAGGTGTTTTCTCTATTCTACGATCAGCCCTTCTTTGTCTTAGTTTTTTAAAAATACCCCCACCGTCTTGATATTTTTTTACAAGCTTATTTAATAACCCCCCTTTTTTATATGTCTTAATCTCTAAAGGTTTAGATGGGTCTGTTTGGAAGAACTTTTCTGGGACTACGACACGGTTGTATGTATTACCAAACTCATCCGTAAAGGGAATAGCATCTGTACCAAATGTGCTTTTAAATAATTTAGGGGTATTTCTGTAGTCTTCGGTTAAAGAATAGAACTCTGCCATCTTCTTTTTCTGTTCGTCTGTAGGGTTCTCCCCACCTATATCTTTAATATCAAAAGGGCGAGATTTTATATTATCTATTTTCTTTTGACTTGCTTTATACTTTATTATATTCTCTTGTGCTTTTTTAGCATCTAAAGATTTAATCTTTTTAATCTCAATTAAGTAGTTCTTTTTTAGATCATTTACTTTTTTTGAAAAAGTCAACGGTTTTATACCACTATCGTATTCTACTGCCATTGCCTGTTTAAGGTCTAAGTACATATCCTCAAAATCCGCACCTTTATTTAATTTATAAAACACACCTATAGCAACGGGGTTGTTCTTTTCAATACTATTAATTAATAGATCGTAAATTACCTCTTTTTCTTTAATTGTATTTTTTATTAACGCCTCTACACCAACTCTGGACTCGACGTTATTAATAGCTTGAATTCTTTCGTTTGTCCCATCAAGCGAATATGAACTTATACGTGGGAAATTAGTATCATAAAGCTTAACTATGTCAGATTGTTCCTCATATAAAGGATCTAACTTAACATCATTAGGTTTTGTCCACCCCTCAATAGTAAATACCGTTTCCGCTGTAGGTACGTCTAAATACTTCTTACCTTGTCTCGCAGCATCTAAAAGAGACTCGTTTAAAAACTTAAGTGAGAGGCCTTCTGCAGCGGCTTCTACCTCCTTAAAACTAGGTGTTTTCATAGCTTGCTTTCGATGGTCTAATGCTATTTTTAAACCTTTCTCCATTTTTGCTAAAGTATCTTCATAACCTAATTCGTTTCCTTTATAATCTCTCTTTAGGTTTTTTATTTGATGTTTAAATATTTTAATCTGCTTATCTACACTAAGCATTACATCTGGATCCCCATCAAAGACACTCCCACTTATTTGCTCAGGATAATAATCTGCAGCCTCTTTAGATCCTGGAAGGACATTTGAAGGAATTTTTAACTTCCCTACATCCGTTTGCCACTCTAGGATTCTTAATGAGTTTTCATAAGGGAAACTTCTTATCCAGAAGCTATGAGGAGTATCTGGGAAGTGACTCTCCCCTTCTTTTGTTAACCCTAAAGAAGCATCTTTATAAAGATTAGTTTTTGTGGTTATATTATACTTCCACTTTCTATACTCTGACAACTCTGGGATCCCTACATTAGAATATACATTTGTAGGTATAATATCAGCAGAACGTATATCTAAAGCTAAAGACTGTTTAAAATTTTCATACGGGATCCTCTTGCCTTCAAATTCACCTAAAACATCTTTAACAGCTGTAGCTTCACTAGTTCTAGTGTTTTTATTCTTTACTAACTGTTCTAATGCAGATCTAGCTATAGTCCCGTCTTTAGGTGAAACCTGCTTCTCTATCTTACTACCCGTCATAAACGATGGGTATTGGTATACACCAGTATTATCGACACCAAAACCGAGTTCGCTTTGTATATCTTTAGCTCTTTTTAGAGCATTTTTAAAATTGTTTAATTGGGAGGTATAGTTATTAATATCTGCTGCTCGATCACCCCAGGTGTCATAATGAGCTTCGCTTATTCCTTTCTCTAAACTTACAATGTTGTTTTTAATAAAATCAATCTGTTTATTTAGCGTCTTCATGCCCGTTTTATCAGAACCACCATAGAGTTGAGATACTTCTTTACTAAAAGGGATTGATGAAGTAGATGTGGTTTGAGCCACATTACTCTCCTCGTACGCATTCACAGGTTCGTATTTCTTATTTTTTACTTTAGGTTTTTTGCCAGCTAGTTGTTGTAAAGGGTCCTGAGAAGCTGCTGGTTCAGTAATAGACGATATAAGCTTAGGGTTTGCCTCTTCAGCAAGATTAAACCACTCTTGTTCTGCCTGAGTCATCTTTCTCCAGTCCTTTGCCGTATCATCCCATAGGAAAGTACCCTCTCCAGCCGCCCCTCTTTTAAATCTAGCTAATGTTTTAGCTTCTTGAAAGGCTTTTATTGAAGCTGGGATACCTTTTCTAAGCATACTTATAGCTGGAACACCCATTAATGCATCCCATGTTACATGAAGGGCTTGACCAGGAGAAGGGTTCTCTATAAACTCCCCTATAGCTTCTGGCGTCTCTGTAATCATATGATTAAGCCCCATAGCACTCAAGACATGATGCCCCGTTAAGCCTTTTAAACCTGGTATAGCCCAAGTCATAGGGGTATATAAAGTATTAAATCCGCTCCCTATTAACCCTAATCCACCAGGTGCAGCTGCAACGGCAGGTACAAGAGAGGCTAGAGTTGTTCTCCAATCACTTGTAACATTAGATCCGCCGCCTGGAAAGCCATACATCTCCATAGAAGCCCTTTCTGATCCACTTAATTCTCTGTCAAACCCGTAATTAGGCTTAGGTATTAAGTCTATTTTCTTCTCTTCAGGTAGGACTGGTGCAGTGTATCCTGATGGTTGAGTACTCTCAGATACTAAGCTAGATAACACCTCTTTATCCTTAGGATCTGCACTTCCAAATGCATTTAGCATCTTAAGCAAGTCAT